TCTCGGTACATTTGAAATGACCAAGTGCTTGTGCCAGAAATCGCAGCAGCACCGTTTTGAATATTGAGATAGCAGTAACCCGCTGAGCTGCCTCCAAAATTCTTTAAAACGACTCGATAGGCTTGCACGTTGTCAAAATCAACGCTGGGAATAACGGTTAAAGGATAAGACGTGGTTGATGAGTAGCCGACCTGAGAATCTAAAACCCATTCACTGTTTTGCTCTATGATCGTCTTAACTTCAGCGCTTGTAAGGCCGGCGTTACCGCTACTGGAGCCAGGCCCCCCGTCAGTACTATTAAGGCGTATTGTTCTGCTCATTTAGATCGCCACCTCTGTGATGGTGATAGAAATGTCTGCTGCTTGATCTAGGTTTTCCGCATACACAGAATCGCCGGCATTAAGAATTAAGCCGTTGCGGGTGTAGTTGCCAATCTCGGTTTCTTTTTCAAACAGACCGTCCTGGGCGATTCCGGCAAACCCGCTCACCACTTGAATCACAGACCCGGTGTCCTTAACAAAGTATTTTTTCCCGTCGACAGTATTGGCTTGAAAAAGATACCCGTCTTGCAAAAAGTCAGATGCTGTTTGCCACGTTATAAGATCTGTAGAGAAAAAAGCCGTATTAGATTGATCGTATGACACCCACAAAGAGGATCCGATCTTGGCCGGAATACTCATTGTTGCGATGACAGACGGGTAGTCCGCTACCTTTTTCCATTTAGAAAACCGAGAACTGCTCGGGTTGCTGAGCGATTGGCTGTTGGGGCCAGAGCCTTCGTCTCCCCAAGGGGCAGTTGTGCTTTGACCAAACTTCCCCCACTCGACCTCCCAAATCCCAGCCTCATCCCCAGTGCCGGTACTCAAGCAAAAGTAATATCTATCATTAGCTTTGTTGTACTTCATCCATTGGAAAGAATTGCTTGCAACCTGCATCCAGGTTGACCAATTGGTGCTTGTAAAATTTGCCGGTGTGCCAAGGTACTGAGAGCCGTCAGAAGTAGTAGCCATTGTCGTTTTGTCAGCAGGAAGAGTGCCGCCCCATTCCCCTCTGCCAAACGGAAACATAGCGACGTAATCCGTATTGCTGTTGCGATAGCCGCTTGCAACAATCAATCCCCCATCTGCCGTCAAGGCGGGCTGTGTTATGGACTGCAATAGGTAGCTCTCAGGAGCGGAATTCCCACTAGCGTTGTAGTGCATGCTGTCAGTGCTGCGGTTTCCGTCAACAGCAGTATTGCCAGCAATCAGAAACATCCCGGCGGAAGAATAATTTTGGTTGTTGTAAGCAAGAAATGCGTTGGTGTAGTGGTCGAAAACCATTCCCTGTTGGTAATAACTTAGACCTCGGGAGATGTCTCGATCAGAATTGTTGCCGTTGTTCTGGAAGTAGCTGGCCCAATTGGCTTTGGTTGCAAAAACATTTTTTATAAGGTTGGCCGCATTTGAGTAATTGTGCATAAACACGCACTGATCGTCAGTCGGGTTGCCATAATCCGTTGGCTTTTGCAGCATCCAGGGGTCATATGCTTGGTAGCGGATATTCCAATTGCTCCCGCTCGTTGCAAACGGAACTCCGCCAATACCCATATAAGAACGACTGTTCTGGGTGTTATCGACAACCGTTGTCCCTTCGTTTGGGATGTCTATATCTACGGTGCGATTTGTGAAATTAACCGTGAACTCTGTCTGCTCATAATTCAGCGGGGCGTCGGCTGACGTATGAACAAGCAAGGATAATTTCGGATTAACTGTCGAAGTGTTTGAGATTGCATTGACAGTAATCAATTGAGCGTTACTGCTCAGATTGGTATGTAACAGCGCACCTTTCTCTGCCTGCACAATCGTGGATGTTCGTGAAGCCATTGGCTAAACCTCTATATAAGTCCGAAGTAAATGAGTTCGCCGCTGGAGCGAGTTTTGTCTGTAGCCGCGCCCTGGACTGGTGCGGTGCCAGTGCCTTGCGCGAGGCCGCTCACCGTGAAAGTTTTGCCGTCCATGATGCTGAGCGTCTGATAAAACAAGTGCCCGGTTACTGATGTATCTTCAGAGATATAGCTTCCGTGCGAATCGATGCTGGGAATATCCGTGACTTGCAGAATTGTCTCTGGCCCGGAAAAGCCCTGGTAAGTGCCGAGAACCGTCAGGTTGTTTGGGGTCGCGCTATGCGTATTCTTGAACAACAAATCTTCCGGCGGCGATGTAATCGGGTAATAACCCTCAACACTTCCATCCGTCGAAGAGCTTGCGCCCCCGCTTGATCCGGGTGCATAAGCGCGCTCACCCATCCCACTGTGGTTGGCACAGTAGTAATAGAGAATCGGGCTATCTTGCTCGACAGTAATCGTCGTGTAAGCCCCAGCCTGACCGGGAGTGCCTACACTGACTACGTTAGTAGTAAATTCCGTGCCGCTGTCATGGGTTCCGTCGGCGGTTGTGGAAAATTTGATCGGGTGATTCGCGTTAGAGCTGTGGCTCTGATCGAATCGGTACTGGACAGATGGCGTTAATACCGTCTTTTGCTGAGAAGTGCCGTCAACGACAAACTTTCCGCCAGCCACCGTGACCGAAATGGTGTTGTAAGACAGACCCAGGTTACTGACAGCCGCGCCGACATCACTTAAATCGCTGAGATTGTTGTCTGCGATGACCGCGCCAGAGACATTAAATGCGCCTTGCTGCCAGCTGCCGGAGTCAAGGACGTAAAGCTGATCTAGCGACGAGTTCCAATAGAGCGCGCCCTCTGCAACGCCGGAGGTCGACGGGGCTGATGTGCTGACGCCGAGGTAAATCGCCTCAAAGCTCGTCAATGAGCCTGCCGCCGCAGTCGCAGAATTCGCAGAGTTAGTCGCACTGGTCGCCGCAGCATTTGCGTGACCTAGCGCGGTATTTACATGACCCAGTGCGTCCGTAACATGACCGCTTGCAGTAGCAGCGCTGCCAGCCGCCGCTGTAGCACTGTTCGCGGCATTAGTAACTTCTGGTGCTACTGCCGCCAGTGACGCCGCTTCAGACGCTGGCACTGCCGCCGCAACCGCCGCCGCAGTAACGGTGGTATCAGCATATAACTTGGTGACCGCATGGGTGTTATCGGTAGGCTCTCCAACGGGAACCGGAGCAGAAAACCCCTGACCAACCGATAAAGGTGCAGGCAGCTTGTCGAAGCCTGAGACTACATAGCCATAACGGACATTGATATCGGACGCTCTTGCAAGCTCACCCGCAAGCAAGTCTGTTGCGTCTGGAACAAAATTATTGCTCACCGAATAAGCCTCCTTGGTGAATAGTGGAGCGTTACGCCATGCAACGTATGCACTGCGTTTTCCGTACCATCTGTAGCGATGTACACGCCCATATTTGAGCCGGCCACGGAAACCCTGACCTTGGCATCATTCGAGTAAGCAGAGCCCCAAGAAAACTCGTTCCAGTCCGAAACGTCCCAGAGCGAGCCGGGGGCGGTATACAAATACTGGGATAGCCCCCTGGAGGACTCGCCAAGACCGTATTCAGTCGTTGCCCTAACTCCGATCTGGATCGGAGATCCCTCAACGCGAATGTCCGGCTGGATAAGTCGATAGCGCTTACGGACAGTCGGCCCTTTGTAGGCCGTAAAGTTGGTCAGCACGAAGGCGTAAATGTTGGTCGTGCCGAACCTAAACCCGGTGTCCATCTTGTACACCTTCCCATCTTCAGCTCCGAAAAAACTGATCTCCGTTTCAGTCTCGTCAATTGCTGATGCAGCGCACTTAACCTGATCCGGGAATCTGGTTTTCGTGACGCCGATCAAATCAGGGCCGTTAAAAGAGAAGTAGAGCCCGTCCTTGCCGTTAAATAATCGGTACTGGCCGTTCGCCCGGTTAAGAACCGAAACGCTATTGCTGGCAAATTCTTTGATTAAGGTTTTGACCTTCCCAGACAGCGAGGCGTATGCGAAGTTTCCGTACTGCTGGGCCGCTGCCAAGCTCATCAAGCCTTGCCGATCGAGGCCCACAACCTGACCGGCGATCGACTCCATTGTTCCTGGGTACGTGCCAGCCTTGTTTAATTCGTCAAGCTGCCAGTCAGCCGCAGAGGATCCGTACAGCGTCTTGCTAGAGTCCTCACAGCCAACAATCAATGCGCTGGCGTGTTCCTTGAGATTGGTAATGGTGTCGCCTACAGCGATCTCTGCCGCGCCACCGGCTACCGTGTAGCCATTGGGGTTGCCAATCTCCGATATATGCAGAGATGACTGGATGCCCAGAACAAGATGCTTCTTGTAGCCCACCACCAATGACGGGTTATCAGAAGTTGCTCCAGTCGTTATTAGATTGAATACAGTGCCATCGTATTCGGTCGCCGGGTCAACGCCGTTGACGATGTACATCCTCTGTTGATCGTCTTGGCCCTGGAAGTTGTAGTTGGTAAATCTAAACGTGCCATTCAAAGACCACGTTTTTGCGCTGTTGACCTCGACCCAGCCAGTTGCTGTGGCTTTGTACATCCTGGCGTTAGTGCCATCCTCGCGGATCGCATAAACATCGCCTTGATAAATGTGGATGCCCTTAACTGGCCCGGTGCCTGGCACTGCCTGCGTAGCAGTAGTCTGACCATCGAACAGCGCATAGCCGAAAATGCGGCGATAGCCACCGTTCGGCAGGCACTCGTAGTTAGCAACGTCTACAAGCTCCCCTGGGGCCAGTGACAGCGGCGGAGCCTCTTGGTTAAGCCCACCTACTGCTGGGAAATACTCTAGCTCTAAGCTCACGCAAGAGCCTCTGGAGCGACTATGCGAGCAAGCTGATCTCGCTCCAAGTCTGCAAGCATCTCCTCGAAATATAGAAACGCCCGCTTCTCCAGCTCTGGCGCTTCGTCAAACTGAGCGTATG